AAAATGTTTACTGTGTAGACTCAGACACCAACGAAGTTGTCCGTGTTAGCCTCACATTCCTTGCAGCGATTGAGTTTGCAGCAAAGTTCCCGCAAGGCGCTGTCAACGTATACACCTCAATCTTCCCGCTCAAGAAAGGCGATCAGATGGTAGACGGCGAAGTGCTCGCATGATCACGTGGGGCCAAAGCCGAGACGGCGAGCGCGTGGTTAACAACGTTTTCTGTACAAAGTGCCGTGAAATCCTGGCACATGACGTTCATGTGGTTGATGCCATGATTATGCGGGCGGAATTGCAGCATGATTGCTCAAAAGGCAAGGCAGATGTATAATTGCCGTGTCAGAGATGACAAGCGAGTGGAATCGCTGGTGCAAGATGCGTAAAGGCCCTTTTGATGGGGGCTGCTAAGGTTTAGTAACGCGACAGCATCCGCGCACCCTATTCCACCCCTTGGCAGCTCCTTTCAAAGGGGCTTTTCCATTCCTGGCCGTCAAGATGCACGACAGCAGACGGTATCCTGTGCCAGAACATCAGCAAAGCAGGTTAGGTAATTCCGGGCAAGCGTGACCCATAGCACCCGGCTGGTGACAAAAAGCACCGAGGACAGTCAATCCGCGAATACCCACGACAGCCGTAGCGGATTGGCTCTCAGGCGGTTAAACCTGAGAACAGATGCACTCCACGGGCCGGAGTGTCTGGCGAAGGTCAAATTGACCAGAGCCAAAGGGAACCGATGCTGGTATGCGCTTTTGCTGAAGTGCGATTCTGTTATCAGGATCACCAGATAAGGGTTAGAGCTTTGCCTGAAGATTCACAAACAGCCCACCAAGGGCATTAACGCACCATAAACAGACCAAAGGGGACGCCTGTCGCATGGCAGGCAAAGGAGAATGCAAAGTAACTCGGCCGCTGCTAAACTATTCACTCCCCTGGGCGCTAATCGCCGCGCCTGCTCTACGGAGCCTTGCCCCCTTAACCGGGGGCTTTTTTATTCCGTCAAGCCTAAATTGTCCTTCCTTGTTGACTTTGGTATAATCAGGCCATGATTACAAGGCGCCTAAATCGATTCGACCCAATGTTTCGCACAAGCAAGCGGCAGCGCGTTGATGCGTTGCGATATTGCCGTTATGCCATGAAGAAAATAACTTATGGCTCGCAATGGATGATTTCTTTCCGCGCTAGTCTGTGGGCGCTTAAGAGCAAAAACCGCCGCATTAGATTGGCAGCGCAGGAGATTTTTGAGTAATGGGCAAGGTAATCTCACTCAACGGGAGTGATACCAATGGCTAGTAACATTGTAGACATAACCGACACGACTCCTAACCCTGCCCTTATTGAATACCTAGAGGCTATGCTTGAGCGAGCAAAGGCCGGCGAGCTTAGGTCTGTGGTCTTTGTCAGGGGATACAGCGATGGCGTGTGGAACAACGGGTGGGTGATAGACAGACGTAGCGACCGAATGAAAATGCTCGGAGCTGTAACCTTGACGCAGCACGAGATGCTCACAAACCAATGCCTAGCAGACACGCATTCAGTGCTGTCAGAGGCACTTGATAATCTCTAACAACGGGCCGCATCCATGAGCAAAGGCAGCAAACAAACCACCGGAGCACTTTAAATGCCGCACACGTTCTTTGTAACACCGCACCGAAGAATGCGGCAGCTTCAGCACATCATGCAGCCTGGTGACGCTGAGAATATCCGCATCGACCTTTCAAGCTGGGTGGCTGATAACTCCAACATCACCTCAGCAACGTGGACTCTGAAGTCAGGAGATTTGACTCTCGGCACTCCAACAACTACCACAACGCTGACTAGATGCGTCATCACCGCCACAAACCCAACACGGGCGCGAATCGTCATCAAGGCAATAGACGGCAACCAGTCAGTCTCCATTACTCTCCTGATTCGCGTAGTAGAGCCTCAAGACCTCGGCACCTATGACTATGGGTGGATTGAATAATGCCAGCAGGCCGCCCTAGCAAGTACAGCGATGAGGTTTGTCGCAAAGCCCGCTTGTATGTGCAAGGCGGGTACCTTGATTGCGGAGACGTTATCCCGCAGATAGCCGGCCTCGCTTGTGAGATTGGGATTAGCCGAGAAACCGTCTACGCATGGGCATCAGACCCAGAAAAGCAAGAGTTTTCTGACATTGTTGCACAGTGCTTGAATGCTCAGGAGCGCAGGCTAATTAATGGCTCGCTTTCAGGCGTTCTAAACCCGACTATTAGCAAGCTAATCATGACTAAGCACGGATACTCTGAAAGGGTGTCCCAAGAGATCAGCGGCCCTGAAGGCGCTCCGGTTAACTTGACTGTCTCATTCGTGAGTCCGCCTGCAAGTGAGTGATATTCAGTTCCCTGTCAAGCTACAAGCCCTGTTCAAGCCAGCTCGTTACAAGGTGTTTTATGGTGGGCGAGGCGGGGCTAAATCGTGGGGCATTGCTCGCGCCCTGCTGCTGATTGGCGCATCAAGAAAGGTTCGCGTGTTGTGTACTCGGGAGTTTCAGACTTCCATCAAGGATTCGGTAATGGCCCTGTTGCGCGATCAGATAGACGCGCTTGGGCTTTCTGGCTTTTACCGATGCACCAATACAGCGATTGTCGGCAAGAACGGCACGGAGTTCGGCTTTGAGGGATTGCGGCTTAACGTCAACGGCATCAAGTCCCATGAAGGCGCTGACTTCTGCTGGGTGGAGGAAGCGAACACTGTATCGAAGCGATCATGGGACGTTTTGACGCCTACGATAAGAAAGCCTGGTTCTGAGATATGGGTATCGTTCAACCCTGAATTCGAGGACGACGAAGCCTATCAGCGGTTTGTGGTGAATCCCCCGAGTGACTGCATCACAGTGGAGATCAGCTACAAGGACAATCCGTGGTTCCCTGCTGTGCTTGAGCAGGAACGGCAAGACCTGAAACGGCGAGACCCTGATTCATACGACCATGTTTGGGAAGGAAAGTGCAGGCAGTGGCTTACAGGCGCAATTTACGCAGCCCAACTAAGGCAGGCTTATGATGATGGAAGAATCTGTGAGGTTGAGCATGATCCTGATGCCAAGGTTTACACCGCTTGGGACTTAGGCCGAACTGACGATACCGCAATCTGGTGGTATCAACTGGCTTCAGGGGAGATTCACATCCTTGAGTCATTTGCAGTATCAGGTTCTTCCCCTGCCGAGCTTGCCAGCCAGGTTCTAGGGCGCGAAGTTACGATAGACATTATCAAGGGCGAGCTTGGTGTTTCCATTGGCGAGGTCATAGAAGGTCTGGAACATCGCACAAGATACGATTACGCAGCGCACTGGCTGCCGCATGACGCAAAGGCAAAGACGTTGGCGGCTCATGGGAAATCGGTACAGCAGCAACTCACAGAGGCGCTGGGGAATGGTGACGCTGTGGTGAGGATTGTGCCAAGCCTGAGCATCGAGGATGGCATCATGGCCGCGAGAACCACGTTCCCAAGGTGCTGGTTTGACAAGGAAGGCACTGAGGACGGGCTTAAGGCTTTGAGGAAGTATCAGCGGGAAGTGCAGCGAGACGAAGTATCTCTAAAGGCTAGGCCGAAGCATGACTGGACAAGTCACTTGGCTGACGCATTCCGCTATTTGGCTATTGCATGGCGCGAGGAAAGCGAGCCTGTTCCAGTGAAGCACAGGCCCATCGACCCATGGGAAGCGCAGATTTATGACAATGAATTCGACGAGGAAGGATCATGGAAAGTAGCGTGAAGAAGAAAGACGAGAAGAAAGGGCATGAAACGCACGTCAAGCGCGTGGAACAGTTCCTGAATGACACGCAGACCGCCCGCGAGCTTTCCGAGCGCGACCGTGATTACAAGGACGGCTACCAGTGGACAGATGAGGAGATTGCCAAGCTCAAGGCCCGCAAGCAGGCTCCTATCACCAATAACCGAATCAAGCCGAAGGTGGAAGGGCTAAAGGGCTTGCTGATCCAGCGGCAGACCGACCCGAAGGCTTATCCACGGAACAGGAAGGACGAACAGGCATCCTTTGCCGTTACCGACGCCTTGAGATACGTGGCAGATCAGACCAAGCTCGACGACATAGAACTGGAAGTCGCCGATAACCTCTTTGTCGAAGGATATGGCGCTTGCATCATCGAGACGACAGAGAACGCACAAGGAGAGCAGGACGTTGAGATTATCGACATTCCTTGGGACAGGTTTTACTTCGACCCCTATTCTCGACGCTTGGACTTCAAGGACGCTCGCTATCTGGGGATTATCGTCTGGATGGATGCCGAGGACGCAAAGAGCAAGTTTGAAGGATATGAGGACGTCATAGACGAAGCCATTGGCGACAATGCTATCGACGAAACTCTGTCAGATAAGCCGAGTTGGGTTGATGGCAAGAACCGCAACCGAGTGCGGATTGCTCAGGAGTTCTACGTCAAGGATGGCGTATGGCAGATGTGCTTCTTCACCTCAACTGGGTATCTGTCCGACCCAGAGGATTCGCCTTACCTAGACGAGAACGGCGAGCCTGAGTGCCCGATTGAAGCTATTAGCGCATACATCGACCGCGAGAATCAGCGATTCGGCGAAGTGCGATACATGATTGACCTGCAAGACGAGATCAACCATCGACGCTCTAAGGCATTGCACCTTCTGTCCTCCCGTCAGACCGCTGGCCGCAGGGGTGCGATCAAAGACGTTGTGACGATGAAGCGGGAATTGGCAAAGCCAGACGGGCACATTGAGTACGAAGGCGAGAAAGGCGACTTCGACATTCTGCCTACTGGCGACATGACTACCGGCCAATTCGCTTTGCTTCAACAGGCGCAGGAGGAAATGAACCAGACTTCCTTCAACGCTCAACTGGCTGGACAAGGCGCGGCAGACCAATCAGGCAAGGCAATCAGCTTGCTCCAGCAGGGCGGAATGCTTGAGACACTGCCGCTTTACAACGCATTGCTCAACTGGAAAACCCGCGTTTACCGTCAAATCTGGCACCGCATTAAGCAGTATTGGACGCAGGAGAAGTGGATTCGCGTGACCGACGACTACAAGTCGCTGAAGTGGGTAGGCTTGAACGTGCAGGTTCCCTTGGCTGAGTTCCTGACTGACATTGTGCAGGACAAGTCTAAGCCACAAGCCGAGCGCGTAGGGGCAGCTACAGTGCTTCAAGCATTGACCCAAGCGCAAGACCCGCGACTTCAGCAGCCTATCACGGTGAAGAACCCTGTCCCAGAATTGGACATGGATATTATCCTTGAGAACGCCCCTGACGCTATCAACACGCAGCAGGAGCAATTCCAGCTTCTTGTGCAGCTTGCGGCTTCTCGCCCTGAAGTGCCGTTTAGCCGATTGCTTGAGCTTTCCCAGATTCGGGATAAGGACGCAATCATTGAGGAAATCCGCGAGCGCGAGCAGCAGCTCATGGCGCAGAACCAGCAGGCCATGCAGATCAAGGCTCAGGAGAACGCGCAGAAGCAGCAGATTGACGCAGCAAAGGCTCAGTCTCAGATCACAAAAGAGGCGGCCGAGACCGGGAAAATCAACATGGAAGCTATCAATCAGCAGTTGGAAAACCTGATTATCGGGACTAACCCAACTGCTGTAACTAGCATTTCCACCTGATTTTGGCTATAATCGCAACAATGTGGCGAGTTTCGCCAACCTGATGCCGAGGAACGGGCAAGCATGTCGATGCCGGACAGCGGGCAAGTGAGGAAATATGAGTGAGCTTGACGCACTAATCGGAGACGATCCAGAAATTGAGGAAGTCACGGCAGATGAGGAAGTAGCCGAAGAAACCGAGGTAGAAGTTACTGAGGAAGAGCCGGCCGAGAATGGAAGCCCGACTGCGGGGCAGGATGAAAGCGAAGAGGTCACAACAGCTTCGGGCGAACCGAACTGGGCGAAGGTGGCTTATCTTGACGAGAAGCGCAAGCGCCAGGATTTAGAGCGAAGGCTTCAAGAGCTTGAGCAAAGCAAGCAGCCGACAAAGGAGCAGGAGAAAGACCTTGATCTTTTTGCCGACCCGCAAGCAGTGCTTAGCAAGCTTGAAGCGCGAGCAGAGGAAAAAGCATTTATCCAGCTTACCAATTTCAGCAGAGACCTGATGAAAGAGGCCAAGCCGGACTATGAGGAGAAGGAAAAGGTATTTGTCGAGCTGGCAAAGTCTGATTCCTCCCTGATTGAGAAAATGCGGAAATCTACTAATCCTGCAAAGTTTGCGTATGAAACGGCAGTGAAGCATGAGTTTCTGCAAGAAGTGTCCGATCCTGTGAAATACCGGGAGAAGATCAAGGCAGAATTGCTTGCTGAGCTGTCGAAAGAAACTCCGAAGAAGAAAGTGCCGTCCTTAGCCAAAACAACTTCCGTTGGCGGCGTATCTGATCCAGAGGACTTGTCCTTAGAGTCGATTCTAGGCCGCTGAAACTCGATCTAATGAGGTTTTATCATGGCTAACACAACTGTCCCCAGTGACAACAGAGTCAAGAAGTACAGTTCCGACTTCTTCCGTGAGTATGTGCGGGATTCCCGTTATGCTCCGTACACCGGCACATCTTCAAATAACATCGTTGTTATTAAGATGGATGCTAAGCAGCAGATTAATATCCCGCTGATTACCTCTCTGAAAAGTAGCGGCGTGACTGGCTCTGCAACCCTTCGCGGTAACGGCGAGCAGATCAGTCAGTACGGCATGACCGTAACCCCGACTTATCGTCGCAACGCTGTGGAATTCGATCTGGAAGAGCTGGACAAGCCCGCCTACGATCTGATGACTGCCGCGCGCCCTCTGCTCATGGACTGGGCAATGGAAACAACCCGCGACGACATTACCAACGCTATGGCTGCCATTTATGATGGCACAACCTACAGCAATTATGGCTCTACTGCTGCTGGTGCTTTCGACACTTGGCTGACCAACAACTCCGACCGCATTCTGTTCGGTGCTGCAAAGGGCAACACTGTCGCAGGTAACTTCACCAGCTCGCTGGCTGCCATTGACACCACAAGCGATAAGATGAGCGCAAGCATCATGGGCATTGCCAAGCGCATGGCCCAGCAGGCGCAACCTCGCATTCGCCCGGTGAAGGTCAACGGCGACAAGGAAATGTTCATCTGCTTCCACGATCCGTATGCCTTCCGCAATCTGGCTGCTGACACTACCATCAAGGCAGCTCAGCGCGAAGTTGTGGGTCAAGGCAAGCCGATCTTTGAGGGCGGCGGCTTCCTGTATGACAACGTGTGGCACGTTGAAGTCCCGGAAATCGGCGAGTTCATCGACGGTGATGCAAATGGCGACGCTCCTTGGGGTGCTGATGCCACTGCTGACGGCCTGAACGATGCAGGCGACAACTCAAGCCGTGTTGGTGTGTCCTTCCTGTGCGGCCTGCAAGCCGTTGCATTTGGCATGGGTATGCGCCCTGCCATTAAGGTGGACAAGATGCACGACTACGAGTTCCAGCCGGGTGTTGCGGTTGTGCTGAAGCATGACATTCGCAAGACATACTTCAACAACAAGCAGCACGGCATTGTGACTATTTTCACATCTGCCGCTGTTGACGCATAAGGAGCTGACAACATGGCTACTGTTACTGCAACCCAACGACGAAACACTGCCGGTCTTGTGGCCGGCAATGGCATCGCGTACACCCCCAAGGTGCTTCTGTCAACGATTGCGCTGCCTGCTTCGGCATCCGGCACAATCATCGACTTCGGCAACATTCCGTCCAATGCTCGCATTATGGGCATTAGTCAGATCATGGCCGACGACCTTGCGACTTCCGGCAGCCCGACCCTTGACCTTGGCTTTGGCGCGGTCAACGGGAACATCACTGCCGACCCTGACGCCCTGAACGATGGCCTCACCATTTCCTCTGCTCTGTCTGCCACTTCTGTGGTCAAGGGCATTGAAAACCGAGGCAAGCGCGCATGGGAGTACGTCAGCGGTCAATCTACTGACCCGGGCGGTCAACTGAACGTGATCGGCACCATCAAGGATGCCGCCACGAACGCCGCTGGTGACGTTACCCTGGAACTGCTGTACTACGTGGACTGATGATGAAATTCAAGTATATCGACATTGACGGGCCGGAACAGACTGAATGCTATGGCGTGAAGTTTGTGCGCGGGGTTCCTTCCGAGGTAACTGATTCTTTTGCCATTGGCAAGCTGAGTCGCAACCGTTACTTTGAAGCTGTCCCAGAGGTTGAAACTGTGGTTGAGGTGAAAGCCGAAGCCAAAGAAGCACCTAAGCGTGGCCGGCCAGCCAAGGCTCGATATGCTTGAAACTCGCAGTGGACGAACCGCCAGCCAGCAGCCTAATGAGCTTGCTGCGCTGGTGGATGTTCTGGTGAAAGGTGGCGTTACGTCTTACCTAGAGATTGGGGCAAGGCATGGCGACACCTTTGACCATATAGTTCGCAAGCTCCCGAAGGTTGGGTTTTATGTCGCGGTAGACCTGCCAAACGGCTTGTGGGGCAGCGATTCAAGCATGGATGCCCTGATTGAGTGCGTGGAGGCTTT